TATCGATGCCGGTGCCGCCAGCAATGTCGAGAGTTTCGCTGTCGAGGTCGATGCTTAGTGCGCCACCGCTATCACCCTGAAAGTCAAGGTCTTGTGCAGTTACCTGACTGTCTACGTACGCTTTGATAGCTTTGGCTGATGCAAGGGTAGTATCTGTGCCAGCAACACTAGACAGGTCCGTGTCGAGGACGCCCGACTTGAGGTTGTCCACTTCGATATTCGACAGGGTATTGTTGTCGGCATCGATTGTCTTGTTTGTAAGTGTTTGTGAACCCGTGAGGGTGGCTACGGTGCTGTCAATAGCAAAAGTAACAGCGTTACCTGAGCCGCTAGTATCAATACCTGTGCCGCCAGTAAACGTGAGACTCTCGCTGTCAAGGTCGATAGACAACGCTCCACCTGAGTCTGCGGAGAAGTCGAGGTCTTGGGCGGTAACTTGCGAGTCAACATAGGCTTTGATAGACTGCTGCGTAGCCAGTGCAGTGGCACTGTCAGACGACATGTTGTCTTCATCTAGAATATCCGTGACGGTTGTGGTCGGCATCGCAATGCTGTCCACGTTTGCAACGCCGTCGATGTGCAGGTCTTTGAACTGTTTGCTCGACGAACCCAGATCGATGTCGTTGTTAGTTGTCGGCTCAATCACGCCGTCCTTGATAACAAGCTGTTCTACAGACGAACTAGATACGTCAACCGAAAACTCGATCTGATTGTTGGGGTTATCGATGACGACTTTGTTGAGCGGTGTTGTGACTCCGGGGTCACCAATGAGTCCGATGACCGGACCCTCTGCGGCAGTGCCGTCGTGTGCGTGACCGGTTGAGTTGTTAAATACAGCTAGAAGTTGGTTGAACTCGTCATTGGAGTCCGCTGCATTGATAACGTCGCCGTCAGTGTATGTGGATTGTCTGGTGTAACCTGCCATATGTTATCTCCTACCACCCGGGGTGAACTCTAGCTGGTAGCCTTTCAGTGAAATGGGAGCCGCCCCTGCGGTGTCATCCAAGCGTACGGCAACCGTGAACCCGCCACCTTCTACGCTCTGTCGAACCAGCGGTGTGCCCGATGATCCGTAAACTGCTGTGCCGTACGTCGAAGTTGCAAGTCCATAGATCGCAATCGCCGCACCGGTAGTCAAATCGTACTCGGCGGGTTGTGGTACGTCCGACGAGTTGAAGTCGTAACGGATACGGAACTTGGAGTTCACCGTGCCGTCGTTGTCATAGTTCCAGATGATCCGCTGCATTAGCTTGCGGATACCCGCATCGCCCATCGTAAAGTCAGGGGAGCGATAGATTGCCGACATGTCCGTGCCGTCGAAGTCGTCTCCGGATTCCTGCTTGTAGACGTAGCCGTCGTAGCCGCCGTGAAGAACTGTCTCGGTGCCGCTGATGAAACCAGACGTACAGTAGGCTGGCTTGATACCCTTGATGTCGGCATACTCCCAGCCCATGCCGCCTTCAACACCACTCTTGATGACGCCTATGATACCGGGCTGTGAAGCTGCTGCTCCCGAATCTGACGGGAAAAACAGACGATACTGCGTCTTGTTGCGAATAACTACAGACGATATTCTGTCAGTAGTGATGTTGTCGAGGCGAGGCTGAATCTGCTTCGATACCGTACCGAGTTCAACGTCGCCGATCTTCTCGGTACCTGCAATCGTGCGGAGTCCGTCAGGTGCGAGGTAAACAATGTCACCGGCAATCTCTTGAACACTAAACCCGTCAACACATCCGATGTTACGTGTGACCGGCTGCAACTGGAAGTCAGCTACCGACGAACCCGCAAGGAAGAAGATTTCATCTTCGCAGAAGATAAACAGGCGGTCACGAAAGACCTTGAGTTTCTTGACTGCGCTGTCTACCCGTACAGACCCTGCGCCGTTGGCTGCAGAAAAGTCGGCCTCATTGTACGGTGCAGTGAACACAACCTCTTGAGGGTTAGCAGACATACCCGCAAAGAATACGTGATTCTTGAATATTGCAACAAATTGAGGATTAGCGGGTGCCCCTGTGGCATTCAAGTCTGTTACGGAACTGTTGTCGTATGAGGATGCGTTGTTCGCTCCGTCACACCAAATTACCTTCTCCGTATTGTTGAAGTTGAAGTTGGCGAAATCGTACCGCCCTGCGCTAGTTCGTCCGGTGTCGATGCTCGTCCAGCCGCTGCCGGTGCCCTTGTAGACTACCGTGCCCTTCGAGGCAATCACCTGATTCTTGTAGATGTGTACCCCAAGAATCGTACCCGATGACCCGCCAACCTGTGCCGAGTCGTACTTGGTGAAGCCGTTGATCCGGCGGTAGCCACCATTGATGTCCGGCTCGAAGTTTTGCAACTGGGTTGCGGCACCCGGAGGGAGGGTAAACGCATCCTTGTCGAGCATCAAGCCGCCACCGAGCCTCACAACAAACGGGCTGAGTAGTGAGGTATCTGGCATTAGACGGCCCTCATGTAATCCTTACGGTTGATCAGTTCGACGCGCATCCGGCCCAAGCCATCCGTGTAGTCGCGTAACGCAAGCTGCGAGAACTGTACGTCCGAGCGGAGCATGTGTGCGTAGTACCGTGCGCGGTTGACGATTACGTCGTGGAAGCGTTCCGGGATAGTCGGAGTGTCCGTGTTTGCAGCCATGTCGCTGGTCGTCTGATAGTAATAGTAGCGGACGGTGTAGGTTGATTTATCCGGCACGGGCGACAGGCCGATCTTGTTGTCCGGCGTGGTGTAAACGTACTCGGACAAGGCACGTGCGCTAGAGTCCGGATTGGTGTCTGCCTCGTTACGCTTTTCGAGATACTCGTTAAACGAAAGATACTTGAGCTTGCGTTCGGCAGTGTCGGCAGACTCTTGGATCGTGAAGCTGTCGTAGTCCACAGTTTTAGCATCCGACTCACGGCTGTACTCCGCTGTACCTGCTGTCGTAGTAAACGACTGGTTTACAACCGTGAAGGGCCACTCGACCTCAGAATTGATGATGTCTCGCTGCGCCTTGTTGATGAAATCGGCAACAGATGTCTGGATGCCACGTGTCGAAGTCACGTTGGTGATCTCGACCTCGTTGATCTCCCGGAGAACAGCATTGCAAAGTTGGAGATAGTTCATGGCTTACCTGTGAGGTTCGTAAAATTCTTCGGCAGCGACGACAACCGTGAGTTCGTTTGCGGTTCCTGCGGCGATAATAATCTTATCACCAGCATGAAGAAAAAGAGGTTTGTCTACAGTAAACACAGACTCCGAAGATTTTCCCGCAACTGCGTGTGATGAAAACAAGGTGTGAGTGGTCGTTGTATCAGCCTCGTAATACTTTAGGGTGTAGTTGATGTTGCCAGAATTATCGTTTGCAATCATCAGGTGTTCGACATGCGAAGAAAAGTTAGTTGGTACGACGTAGCAGTCGGTATCGTTGGTAGTTGTCAGGGCCGTTGCATGGGTAACAAACTTTGACCCGCCGTTGAGTACAGGCATCTTACCGCGTCTTTCTGTATGCGCGAGTCTTCTTCGCTATCTTTTTAGGCTGCTTCGCCACCTGTTTACCGGCCTTCGTCGCTTTACGCTTTGCGCGAGTCGTAGCAGCGTACTCTTTCGCGGAGAGTGCCTTAATGGCCTTTTCCGGTAGATATCGCTCCCCGGTTGCTTTTGGACCTTGTGTGGACGGCTTCCCACTCTTGGTGCGCCACTTCTGCTTAGTCCAAGCTGTCAAAGAGCGTTGGCTCTTCTTCTTCGGCATCTGCCATCTCCATTGTCAGGGCAGCTAGCGCACCCATCTTGTCGTTCGCGTTGACCCACTTTTCCAACGCGACATCCATTTCTTCCAAGAGACCCGGATGTTCACCCACGCCAACAGCACGTTTAAGGTAAACCGAGAGTACAAACTCTGCATCAGCCATCTCCGCTGTGTACTTGTGTTTGAGGGCTTCAATGGCCAACTTTTGCATAGCATCCTCCAAATACACTTATTGTATCACAAAATTGCAAAGTTTGCAAGTAAATTATAGCTTGCCTTGATGGTGCATCAGGAGAGCAACAAACAGTCCAAACACAGTCAAACCAACAATGATAAAGGATGCAATGATTGTAATCTCAAATATCTTTTTGCGTTTACGGGCTGCAGCTTCTTCCGCTTCTCTCCGAGCAACCCGCGCCTTTGCCTGAAAGCGTTGCCAGTCACCCCACAAACCGGGCCGTCCGGCATATATCATGATTTGTTTGAGTTGGTCTTCCTGTTCGCGGATTTGTTCGAGGGCCATAAACTCTTCGAGGTCTGATCCGCCGCCCTTCTTTTGTGCCTTCTTTTGTAGCTGCTCCTTTGCCCCTACAAAGTTAGCAACGGCCTTACCCGCACTGGCAATCTCCTTGCCATTCTGGACAGCAGTCTTGATAACTTGGAAGGCTGCGTTGGCTGCAGCGAGTTCGGCTAACATCAGTACACTCGTACGCTTTCATCGACTAGCTTCGGTAGGCAATACGCCGTCACCGTTTTCCCTTGTTTGTGTAAAGTTTGCGCGTACCACACGCATTCGTTCAAGTCTCGAAAGTACATGTCGCCGCTAACTTGACGCTTGTCCTCTCCTATGCCAAGAAAGACAAACAGGAGAAAGACGTGCTTCATTGCTAGTCGCGGTAGCCGCCCCCTGCTTTCTTGTAGGCTTGTGCAAGCATCTGGGCTTTACGCGCCGACCACTGTCCCGGGCGTCCGCCCTTGCCACCTGCCTTGATACGGTTGAAGATGCGCTTTCTCATTCCGGGCTTAGTGTAGTTGCCAGCTTCATTAACTCGACTCTTGCTCTTCGCTTTAGGCTTCGACGATTTGCTAGCTTTTCTAACCCGGCCACCCTTCTTGAGTTCTTGTTCTTTCTCCACGCCTTCAATTTTTCCGGCGTTGCGTGTTGCGTAGAAGACTTGTTCACCCTTCTTGCCCCCGTAGGTACGTTTCATTGAAGACATGATCTTTTTACCTTTGTCTGTTAGGGGCATCAGAACTGTCCACTCTTCATAGCGTCCGAAAGTTTCGTCGCTCGTGATTTGACCTGTCGTGCCCAACGGGAATCGAGCATCTCGACGGATGCGGTGTCGAAGTCCCCTGCC